GAAATCGGTTTCAAACAAACTCGTTTGTGGTTTGTCTGCTTCTTTTCTGGGTTCATCAATGTGCTCAATACTATGAAAGGGAAGGGCAATATTTGTTACATCTTCTTTTCGCCCATTCCAGAACAAAAAAACATCTTCTTCGTCTGAGAATAGCTTATAAATGTATTCTTTGGGCAATTTCTCGCCGGCTTTTATCAGCTCTATGACCTTTCCTTTCTCGGCTTCGTTCATGCTTGTATAGCTCTTAATTATCTTTTACTTCAAATAATTCTACTAAATCACGGAAGGATTTCAAATCCTTTTTCACCTTTTCCCATTGGTCTTGCAAAACATAGACCGGGGTATATGTGTACTCTTTTTGAACATTGTTGATATCCTTACACCAGACATACAAACGGTGTATTTTAAGAATATCATCCTGATCTTCTTTGCCTTTTGTTTCGACAATGAAAAAAGTGCTTGAATCTGTCTTAACAAAAAAATCCGGAAAGTACTCCCTGATATTGCCGTCAGATGCCTGATATTCCATCTTGAAATTTACACCTCCATCACCCATGGTGTTTTTTGCAAAAGCCACAACATCATCAAACCTGGATTCAAAAAAAGTCGCCATCTCCAATTCGAAATAACTGTCTCCAATTATCTTATTGAATACTGACTTCTTTGGAACAAGAAACTGTTGATTGTCAGCAACCTTTGGCCTTGTTTGTTGCAATGAAATAAAATTCCTTATTTCAGTACCCCCCTTGTCTGTAACCGTCAAACTGTCAATCGCCTTTTTGAATGATCTCTTTAAAACATCAACAGCCTGAACTTCGGAAAGGTTTCTTATTGTCTGCGGATTACTTAGTTCTACTTCTTTTGTAAAGAGCTGATATTTAATGAAGCTTTCGACCTTTGGATACAACACTTCAAATCCCCCAACAAGACGGCTCTCTTTTAGTATTGCTGAAGTGAAAAATCCAATTACATTTCTATAATCTGGCAAAGTGTCCTTGAATACTGTTTTGTGTGAAATATCGCCATCTATATCCTTGAATACAATCTCTTTAAGCTCCTCCGCAGAAAACATTTTTAATCCAATCCTCGGGTTATTAAAGCTGCCGACATCGATTAAATGCAGATTCTTGTACTCTCTGTATATCCGAGGACTCATTTGGGGAATGGGAATATCCAGCTCGTCAAGGTTCTTGTTTGGATTGTCTTTATCAACTTCAATAAAAATGGGACTCTTACTCTTTGTTTCTTTTCCCATTGGGCTGTATTGGAATTCAACCCCCTCCGTTTTCAATCTCTCAACAAACTCGAGGAATGCAGGAGTCCCAACTACAACAAGCTTTTCCTCTACATCCAAAGGGAACATTTTTCTTAGCCCTCGGCCAATTGTTTGTTCAGGCAAGATCTCCGATTCGGCCCCAAACGGGCGAAGGCCAACTACCGTTGACACATTTTTAACATCCCACCCCTCCCTAAGCATCAATACTGACACAACGGCCCTGTATGGAGACCACTCCTTGTCGATATCATCCGCTGCTTTTCTTAATTTTTCTAATTCTTCCGTTGCTTTCTTATTCGCTGCAGTTTCTTTTATCTCCCCTGAGTTGTTTGTATGAATCGTCAATACAGCATTTTTGAGCTTGGGGTATGTTAATTCAAGATATTCAGCTGCTTTATCTGCCTCTCTTGTGTTTGTGGTCATGACAAAAAGAATGGGGGTTTTATGCTCCTTGAATTCTTCATACTGTTTTTCCCACTCTAAATATCCAAGGTGGATGTAATCACGATACCTCTCAATGAAGTCATTTGAATCCTTTTCTTGAATTTTCAGCCTTGATGCTTCATCCGGCAAGACCGGTGACTTGACTACATTCTGCTTGATTGCTTCAACTAAGGGATAATCACAAATGGTTTGGACAAAAATTGCACCATTCGTGTGCTTTGGTGTTGCTGAAAAGTCAGCCTGTAGGCATACACCTTGGTGGTTCTTCAATTTTAGCTTGTTGCTAATATCCTGGATGCTTGTAAACCAGGCTAGTGAGCTATCATGAATATGGTGAGCTTCATCGTTTAAAACAACAAGGTCTTTTATTTTGTCACTCCTTAGCACCTTGCCCAAATCCAACCCTTTAGATGTATCTGCGTTTGGTTTTGGTTTAATACCCAGGAAAGTACTCTCAATACTTTGTTCGGGTGTTTCATTGAAAAAAACCCTGTGGATATTGGTGATGAAGATGTTTCCCGATTCGGCTATCGGTTTTAAGTCATCTTGAACATGGAGCGTCAGCTGAAAGTCGTTTTTCCAATTCTTGTCGTCATATCCATTTTCAGGAATGAATGGCTCAGCTAAAAACATCTTGAGTCCATCAAAATCCTTTCTAAGTCGGTTTAGAACAATGATATTGGGGGCTATCACAAGAAAGTTCTTAGATAAGCTGCTTTCAACTTCATACAGCTTATGGAAGAAACTCCAAACCAAGGTCAGGCCTAACACCTTCGTCTTGCCGGAACCAGTCGCCATTTTTACCACATATCTGGTCCAGGCTTCATCAAACATACCCGTACTCACTCTTCCTGATGAATCAAAACGCATGAGATCATACTTATCTCTTGCCTTTGCTACCTCATGAAGGTATATTATAGATTCTATCGCCTCTCGCTGAGCAAAAAAGAATCTAAATTCAGATTGTCCTATCAAATGCTTCTGGTTAAACCAAAAATTCAAAAGTGATTTTGTCGTTTCCGATGCTCCTTGATAGTCATCTTCTCTCCACTTGTTTACTGCTATTCTAATTTTGTAAACCAATGGAGGCAATAGTTTCTCATAGGCATTTTGAAACATATCCATTTGATCTTGTGAGGGTGCCCATCTTTCGTCCGGCATCAGAATATCAAAGGGGCTTGAGAGCTTCATGGTACTTCGAATTTTGGTATTTTGGCTACGATATGTTGACAAGACCATCAACTAGTCGAACTTGGTCCCCAAATGTACAAAATCCTTTCACACATTTATACTACAATGCTAAACCATCAACGAAAAAAGCTGGATCAGGGCAAAGAAAAAGCCCCGTGAAAAGAGTTCGGGGCTATGTTAAGGTGTCCAAATAAATCAAGAGGGATTTATTTCTTCATTTTTGGCACTTTCGGTGCCATTTCGAAAGGTGAAATAATTCGATTGACAACTTCATCTACCTGCCCCTGGTTAATACGAGCAACACCAATCCTTGATATATAAGAGGAGTAATGAACAACCATTTTCTCCAAATACGGCGACTGTAATTTCGCAATTACACTCAACTCACCTTTTTCCTCAATGGGAAAGGTAATTGTGTTTTGAAAATCAACAAGAAAATCTGGAGTTTCAAGTTCATCATTTTGAATTAGAAAGAAATACCTTAGTATACTCTTATTATGAACAATTCCCTCAATCCATTTTTTAAGACTATCAAATGCCTTCTTTTGGAGCTGATGCGAATCCTCACACCCCTCAATCTTATTCCTAAACTCCGGCATTAGGAATATAGTATCTTTCGCATCAACAAGTGCCGCAATTGTAAAAAAGCTTGCGTGACCATGCTCAAAATCACATGCATTTGTAAGAACAATCCCCAATGGCCGATTGTCTTGCAGAGGAACACCCATCCTTGACCAAGGTATGTTATCAACAATACACCCCTGCGTGAGAGTACCTTCGTATGGAATAATAATGGCCATTAATCAACAATCTCTATTACCTCTCCTATGCTTTTACCAGAATATGCTTTATTATACCAGTCAGCCTTGGCAATTTTCTTATATCTAGCACGATAATCAGGCTTTGGCAATTCAAAAATGCAATCAAAAGAAGTGGTATTACTATTAGGGCAACACGTTTTTCCAGGCATTTGAGTAATAGTATTTATGTGCATTACTGGTACGCTAGATGCCATCACTGGGGTCCATGTTGCCAATACAGTAGCAGCTATATGTGATACAAGAGGTCCCCTTCTCTTCATGCCCGCGTCCTTCTTTTCTCCAATATCAGCTGTGCCAGCGGTGTAGCTGCTGCTTGTTCGGAAAGTGGTTTCCATATTAATTATTTAAAACTTTCATATGTTTTACCCCTGGTGACATTTCTAAAGAAATCCCTCAAATGGCTATGCGTTAGTTCAATCCAATCTTCAAAATTATCCATAAAGCTTTCCAGTTTAGTCTTCTTCATGATCCCGCTTTCAAAGATTATAGCTTCAATAGAATTTCCATGGCTGTTGGCATGCGCCTTTTTTAATGAGAAACTTAAGGTGCCAACTTCGGTTAAGTAGGCCGTTTCAAAGTTTGCCAAGATAGGACTAGCGCCTTCTGGTATTGCTGGACCAAACTCAAGATTAATGTTAAACTTGCTCTTTAAGAAGTCAAGATAATTATACGCAATATCAGGCAACCTGTATAAATCAATATATTTCAAACTTACTTCAAGCTCCTTATCATTATTAAAGTTGCTTTTAACTAGAAAGACCAATAATATTTTTTTTATTATTAAATAGAAGTCATCCCAATCATAAACCAAATTTATAGTATTAATAGATAAAACACCAGGACCTAATTGATATAGAGGATATTTTTTTGTTTCACTTTCAAAAAAACGGTGTGTAGGTTGATTTATAAAAATATTAAGAGGCAATTGCGGGTCTGGACGCAAATGAAGAATGCTTGGATAATCGGATTTTAGTTCTGAAAATATAGAACCAAGCATCATTTCAAAATTTGCGAGATCCTCGGGAGTATCAGATTTCCATCTTACTTCAAAAATGACCTCCAGTAGCGGTGCATTTTTTAGCTGGCTCATGGTTATGTGTTGAATTGCCCCCAAATCTACGTAGTTTTTTCCACTTCTTCTTAAAAACCACAACGAAAAATAAGTAATGATGGTTAATTAATGCAAACGACTGCCTCTTGCTGGGTTGTGAAATGAATTATTAACAACGCCCTAGCCTTACCCCTTGAAAGCCTCAATGGCACCAACTATTGCTATGTAGCATATCTCATGTGGCATTTTTAAAAGAACGGAACTCTACAATTTGGGAAGAACTTCTGCGAGAATGCATCTTTAACCACCACTCAAGATGGTCAGAGAAAAACTTTTTTATATCCTCCCCGCTAAGTGGGTTTGTTCTTTTTTCAAGCATTATGACTTTCAATACACCCCTCCCCCAGGTATCTCCATACACTTTCTTTTGGCGTGAATCACCCTACCTTGTTTCAACAAGTGCTTCCTTTCAAAGAATTGTATCATTGTATGAGTTTCAAAATTTCGTGGAATTTTGAAGGTATGTCTTGAATGCTATTTACATTGTTGACTGAAATATAATCAATGCACTCACGGTGAAGCTTATTCATCGATCTTATTGTATTAGCATCTTCATTTGTATACTTCGGGACAAACGAATTTAAGTACTTATTACAAGCGTACCCAACAAGCACATTCATATCCTCTTTCATTCTCTTACTATTAATTTAGTCCTGTTTAACATCACAAAGAATTCCTCGCTCTTAATATAAATCATATCGTATCCCCTACACGTACACCATGAGCCAAAATTGCCATATACCGCCTTTTGCGTAATCTCAAAAACATCCAACAAGTCGGGGTCAATTTGTGATAATTTTTCAACATTAAAATGCCTTTTTGCGGCAGCCGAGAAGTTCCCTAGCTCAGTATCTCTCTCAGCGTACCAAGCATCCTTTAACTCATCGTAATCTGCAATTTTCACAGCCCTTCTGTCAAACATTGCTGATATCACATGATTCCTGTTATTATCGGTTGTGTATGAAAGAGCAACGGACTCTCTCGTTCCAAAATAAGAGCCATCCCCATAGGCGCCAAGCCCTTCATATAACTTCCCATGCTTGAAGCTGTCAGTAAGTTCATCACCGCCTTGCCTAAAACCTCTGAATATTTGAACGTAATTATCGTCTTTCGACAAGTTGTTAAAAGCTTCATTATTAACAAGCTTTGGCAATCCATTGTAACCTTGCATTTCGCCAAGATACCCTTGATATGTCCTCCCCGAGTTAACCTGATTATCACGTTTCTGTAGTTCTTGGATGTCAATATTCTTCATCACATCATCGATATTTGTATATTTTGCCCCTACCCCGAATACACCTTCATTTGCCCCTACCATATTCATCAAAGTTTTGTTATCCCTAATGAAGTACGGCAAGGTCTTTGCATTTTGGATTCTATCATTGTTGTCCATCATCCAATTAGTGAATTGTTTCGGCATATCTTTCACCTCATTGACAGATTGGATACTCGCAGAATCATTACCGGCCAGAATTTCCTTCTGCTGTTTGATAAACTCTTCCTGGGTGGCAAGAATAGACACCTGGTAACATCTACACTGTGGATGGAAACCAACAAACTTGAACGTCTTGGGATACCTTCCTTTAAGCTGTTCACAGATTGGGCAGGCAAATACATGGTTGGAGCGTTTGATTTCGATTCCTACAACGAAATCCAGCTGTTGGTTGCTTTCATAGTCAGAGGTCCGGTAGGCCATGTTTGTCTCGGTTCGCGTCAATCTCATGGCGTTCTTATAACTCGACCGATAAACTCCGGGCCCCGGGCTGTATTTCTTTGCGTTCTTGGATAGTTGGAGGACGCCGTGCTTATCCCTAACTCGTCTGAATAGCTTCTCCGGTTCCTTTAGGTACTTCCTTACATCCCTTGATAAATCAGCTGCTGAACGGCCATCCCCCAACCCAATATCCAACGCCATTTCAATGTCACCCTTGAACTGTTTCGAGTAATTCCACACTCTGTCAGATAAACCCAAGCCGTTGACCTTTCGGCCCTGGAAAGCCTTCAACGCTTCCAGGTTTCTGCCCTTGTACGTCTTGATTTGTTCGGGAGTGAGAACACCTGAAAATTGATCCACAAGGCTGTCATTCTTCTTGCATGCTTCCAGCCACTCAGTCTCATTTGCCTGGGTTATGATGCTGGCCGTACTCTTGAAAACTTCATCAATGAGTTTATCAGCCCTGGCTCTCAATTCGGGGTATTTGGCGAAGGAAAACGGTACCTTTGGGTCCACTTTTATGGACTCTGTCATCATTACTGCTTTGTCGGCGGCCTTCATGTAGATACCTTCAACACGCCGAGCGTACCCATCGATACGCTTGACGTGTTCCTTCTCAAAATCCAAGGTTGACTTTTTGCTCATGATTCTGCCCTTTTTCAAACATTTGTCTTTATCCTGCTGAGTGCATTACACTCATTTATAGCTCAAAAAAATGTCATAATGATTATTCAGCGGTATCAAACACGTTGGTTGCTGATTGAAGTTGAGCATCAGCGGCGGCCTCGTTGGCAAGGTTTCTCATTTCTTCATCAACCTGTTCGGGAGTGTCACACAAACCAGCCCTTTCAACACACTTTCTCTGTGAGGCGATGGGCTTTCCACCGGCTGCTTTGGAGTACTTCTCGATGTCCTCCTTCTCATCGTTCTGAATGAAAGGAGTTATCACGTGGGTTACTTTTAAATCCTTGATGGAATCCCTCCATTGGGTGTTCATTTCACCCAGGAAAGCCTTAATCACATTGCACTCCCTGTCAAAGAACTCAATGATATCACCCGATTCATCCCCCACTTTTAGGTGAGGATCGGTGAGCAGGGTTTTCCTTGCATCATAACCGATATTCCCAAGGCTTTTCATGGATTCTAGTGACAGACTCGGCAACTGAAGCTCTTCCTCGGTGTTCTTTTTTAGGGTTTCTGTGAAAAACCTTAAGGCTTCAACCTGTTGCTCCCAGGTAACATATGCCACGTTTCCACCATTTTCCATTTGGTAGACCTCCCTTGCAGTTTCGGTTTCGGGGGCTTCACCATTGAGCAGCTTGCCCTCCAGCTTCACAATCGGGGCTGAATTCTTCTTGAGAATGTCTGATTCCCTCGATAGGGCGAATTCAATTTCCTGGTTGTTTGCAGATGTATCCTCCCAGATGGGCAACGGTCTTTGGAGGTAACCCAATGGGTGCTTTTGGATGGCAACCTCGAAAAAGTCATCTGGATCATCACTCTTTTTCCAACCGCCATCGTTTTTCCAAACAAAATGCTCAGTCTTAGAAAAGGTTTCGAAGTACTGAATCTTCTTGTTGTCCTCGATTCTGTAATACTCAAAAGACATGTAGATCATGTCTCCGCTGTTGTCGAACACCGGATAAAGACCAGCACGCTCAATCCGGGAAAACTTACTATCCATGGGTGAATAGGACCGACAACGCAGCTCATAGTCACACTTGAAACCATAGGTCTCATTGCCCTCTCTTTTGACCGGAAACCACATGGAAGCAATCTCACACGCAGCAAAATAGGCAAACATCCTTTTCGTGTTGATGGAGTCGATTCTGGCCGTTTTGTAGACTGCTTCAATGGCTCTTGCTTGCTCTTCCTTTACTTTGTCCTTTTTGGTGTCATAGAGCCTTTTCACGGGGATGGCAAAGGCCATCTGGGTCATCCTCCTGGCTGCCAATCGTTGACCACCGTAGGTAATCCTGGCCACCTTCTCAATGGTTCCATTCTTACGGACTTTGTCGGGGCGCAACGTCTTGTCCGTGACAATGGCATGTAATTTAGGGTTGAACTCCTTTTCGAGCGTCTTCCAGGGAATAACTTCAACACTCTTTTTCTTCAAGTCTCTGATGATTTCCTCAACAGGACGGTCGTCAATAATTTCTTTCATAATAGGTCGTTTAGAATTTGTTGGTCACTAATGATTGTATTTCTGAATGATGGGTAGAAAGTTTGGGCAAGGGCATCAAAGCGGTCTGTGGAGCGTTTAAGACGCTTCATGATCTCGTCTTTCTTCTCGATAATGATTGAACCGTTAGACTGGAAAGACCACTTTATTTCGGTCGCTTCCTCCATCAGTTTATCATCAGGAGGCAAACAGGCATTTCTCTTATTCTTGGGGTCCAGCCAGTCTCTGACAGCCCAATACATGTAGGCTCTCATGTTGGCAAAGGTGTACACACCTGTGATGTCGTTCAACCCTTCGGCGCTTTCGGAGTTCTTGCAGGAAACTGCATTTGAGTAGCCCAACTCCCTAAGTCGGGAATAAACACCGGCCCCCTCTCCTATTGTATCAATGAATGCCATGTTGTCCCTCTTGCTGAGGATGGGAATGGTCATACCGGCTACGTGCATATGATCAGCGGTACCGGCAGATTGATGGGATTCAAAGCTCTTGACCACATAATCCAACCGGTGGCACAGAACGCTCTCATCCCTGCCCATACCGGCCACATCGACACCAAGACGTTCCGGAACCTCAGGCCATTGATTGGTTTCGTTGTAAGCCTTCCAACGCTCGTTAGCTTGCTCAATCCATTCATAGGGGATAAGGATATCTTCGGCCACCTTGGGAAACATCCCCAGGACCTTGACACGGAAAAGGTCGTTTGGCCTGAAACACCTTCCCTCCCAATGAAAATCCCCCTCTCCCTCGTTGAAGTCCTCCTCATTCAATGGAAAACACCACTCGCTGACTTTATCCTTGACCCATTCATAATCCACCTGACCGGGAATTGAAACCTGCTTGCTGACCACGTTCTCCGCATTGAGAGAATTCAAGCGGAATTTCTTGAAGCGGTCCGACTTCATCGCTTTGGCTGCATATCCGGTGGTCACGTTCGGGTTGAACACTATTAAAAGCCTCGAATTGCCCTGTAGGTTGCCCTCTATTGCATTGTACACAACTTCTGAAATACCCGAAGCCTCAGTGACAACAAACATCGTATTGACGGCGTGAAAGCCAGACCAGGCCTCCATGTTCGTATCATCAGCCTTGAAACCGGTAAGAAACCATTCCTCGTAATCGGTACGGATATCCCCCGCCACAATTCGTCCAGGGAGCACTTTAGCCTGTCGTAGGAGCCTTCTGAACTCCGGCACCATGATATTGGTCACCTGGCGGCCTGTTGGAGCTGTAAGGGCCACTTTTGTGTTTTCAATCAACTCGCCCTTCTTGTCGAATCGTGGAGTGAGGTACAAAAAGCACAAAGCGGCACAAGCAGCCACAAAGTCCTTACCCCTTGCTGTTCCGCTTGCTACCGCTGTCATCTTATTGAATTGTACCGAGGTGATAATATCTTGCTGTTCCTGGTCTAACCGGGCTTTAAGCACATCACGGACAAACTTGTTCCAGTCGTTCTGCCATGACTTGAAAACAGATATATGTTTTTCATTTATCATCGTTTTTTTCTTCCCTCTCAATAGCCGTTTCGGATGTGGCAGCTTTCATTAACTCCTCAAAGGGATTGCCCGACACTTTCACATCTTGCACATCCCTCCAGTCTTTAGGAAGCCTGTTCTTTAACCAAAAACAAATCGCCCCTACATCAGGCGCAATGTGCTTGTCTATCGTTTCAATCTTTGCTGGTTTCTGATTGCCATCTTTGTCAAGCTCGACAATGACCTTCTTCTCTTTGACATCATAGCCAGTTGCTCTTTTGAACAGGGATTGCTTGACCTTGGCATCAGCTGGCTCTTTTCCTGTTTTTAAGGCGTCCGAAAACGCAGGAAAATCCTTCTCCCACTTGTATAAGGTGGACTTCGCAATCTGCATCCGTTTTGCTATCTCACTGTCTGTCAGACCTTCCATCGCCAAACTTGCAGCCCAGGCATCATGAATCCCTTCAATGTACTTAATCGGTCTTGCCATGAGGTCAGTTTTCTAAGTAGTGAGTTGCCAATAAATCAAGAGCTCTCCACCTGTCTTTGTCGGTTATTGAGCCTTCTTTCTTCATTTTTTCGAAGACAACTTTCAT